AGGTTCGTACTTCCACGCTGCGCCTGTTCCATCCATTTCAAGACGACCATTACGAGCGAAATCGCTGACAGGTTCACCGTTATAAGTGAATTCCTTGTTCAACTGAACCAAGATACGCTTACCTTCGCCGTCCACTTCAACGTGTGTTGGGTCTTCAAGGGTAATCAAGTCATGTGCCATGTAGCGTTTACCGACTTCAGCGAGTGGAATCAACTCTACCAATTCCTTGTAGTTTGTTCCATAAGCGATTGTCTTGCCTGCTACGGCATTTAAAACGACCGCATGGATGATTTTACCATAGCGGTCTGTTTCAGCTTTATTATGCTTAACTTCTTGGTCTGTAGCCGTCTGTTTGGCTTCTGTCTCAGCCAGTTTTTGTTCAGTTTCTTGAAGTTTAGCCTGATTTTCTTGCAGCTTCGCTTGCGCTTGAACAATAGCACTCGTTGGGTCAAGCTCTGCATGGACTTGCTCTAGGACTGCTTGAATGATTTTTTCATCAGAGTCACCTAGTCGGTCTCCGTCAAGCTCACGAGTGTAATACGTGAAAGGTTGTTCTTTACGGATAGTTACTACTGTTTTGTCAACTCTAAAAAGTTTGTTTTCTACTAAAAATTCCATGTTATTTACTTCTTTCTATAATTTATTTCTTAATCCACATAAAAATATTGCAGTAATTCTGGTACGGAGGTATCGGTGGTGTTGTATGACACAAGCCATCTTTGTGATTAAAAAACACTTCTGAAGCAAAGAATGAACCTGCAGGAGAATTGTTTTTGTATTGAGATACAACCATGTCGGATTTACCATAAAGCGCTGGCAACGATTCTGTTTCGCCACCACGCTTCGCAGGCAAAAGAGATGTGGGGATTCTAAAGATTTTTTTGTCGTACATCGAATTATTATTTGGAGCATTTTCTAGCGAATTTCCGTCAATTGCATATTTCAAAATTACGACATTACCAATGACATAAATTTTATTATCGCCTTCAAGAGCGAACCTAGATGGTCTTACACCACTCTCAAATTCCAAAGGAATGACTCTCATATCCAGCCTGGGCAACACCTGCCAGCTTCCCCAAACGCCATTCACTTTGGTTCTAACCGCAGTAAATGTATTCATGTTATCTACTGCCTGCTGCATAACGTTCTGGCCGTCGATTTTGGTTACAGTCACATAGAGCGGAGAACGTGAACCCTTTGGTGAATTCGAAAGCCCTGCTCCTGTATACATTCCGGACTCCACATAGCTATCCCAGTTTCCTGTAGCAGTTTTAGCACTGCCATTGTCATTAGTTAGCTTAGTCAACTGCGCCCCATTCCATCTATTCTTATCCACGCTTGATACGTGAATGGTCGAATTTTGTGAATGAGAATTAAATTCGCTCTTACTCGCTTGTTCCACATTGGCCACGTTACCTAGACCAACCTGTGCCTTGGTAACACCGTGAGGGTTGTTCCTGTTCCCTGTGTGGTCTGTCAACGCACGACCGTCTGCCTTACTATTCCAAGAGGTTCTCTCCTGTTGAGTAACGTGTTTAGTCGTATCTCTTGTGTGAGCGTCAAAATCGGTCTTGCTGGCTTGTTCTACGTTCATCACATTTGCTAAACCGACTTGCTCTTTCGTCACATTATGCGGATTCTTTCGATTAGTAGTGTGAGCGTTGAACTCCTGCTTACTAGCCTGTTCCACATTTGTCACGTTACCCAATCCTACCTGTGTCTTTGTGACACCGTGAGGGTTATTATGATTGTCTAAGTGATGTTGAAAATCAGACTTACTTGCTTGCTCAACATTCGTGACATTCCCTAGTCCCACTTGTTGCTTAGTGACATTGTGTGGGTTGTTTTGGTTTTGAATGTGACCGGTAAGGTCTGATTGATTCGCTTTATTTGTTGTTTGATTACCGATAATCGCTTCAAGACCGTCAATATCAGATACTTTGTGACGATGGGTTGCGTCAGCTTTCCCGTTCCATTTTGTACGTTCCTCAACCGATACATGTCGTGATGTATCTCTGCTATGATTGTCAATGTTATTTTGCAGCTTGGTTTCTGTTGATTTCAACTCAGAAATAGAGGCATAGACCAAATTATTAGCATTGTATTGAATGGTAATCTGACTATTCTTGCTAATAGTCGTATTGAAATCATAATCTCGATATACATAAGCAGATGTTTTAGGAGGAATAACATCCCCTTGCTCTGCCCAAGTATACATGTACATGAATTCTTCATGATTGCCACGTTTTGCAAACACACCGATTTCATTGACAATCATCTCACGCTCAATCCGTGAATTATCCAATCGTGCCACGATACGAATTGTATCTGCTGTTTCAGTCGATATAGATTGTGCAACTTGTAGAGAATGAACTACTTGAGCTACATCGTTTTTCTTACCAGCGTCTGTCCGATGCCGACCACTTCCCAAAGCAATACGAGTAAATACTAACGGCTCTCTATTTTGAATAGCTAGAGCTGTTTCGCTACTTGCTTTATCGGTCAATATCGGCTGGATAAAATATCCCATCTAATCGCTCCTTTCTTTTACTTGAATCGAACTGTACGAACATCTAAAAGCGTGTGTCCACTAATATAAATTTTATTTATCATTGGCGCTTCAACTGAGAATTGGATCCCTAAGTGAGCAGGAATCAACTCACGCACATACTTTAAAAAACGGTTCAAGTATCCAGTCGGTAGCTCTCCTAAAAATCGGATATGTACCGCTGAATCCTTGACCGTTACTAAGTTATTGACATTCGTAAAGCTCTTTGTAATTTTTTGTAAGCTCACTGAGTTAATTTTGATTTTGGAAGAAATTAAAGTGATTAGATAACGCCTTCGTTCTTCCAAGTCGGTCGTTTTCGGTTTTACCTGAAGGGCCTTTTCCCATCTTGCAAGCCAGTCTTCTGTAGCTTCTGGCAACAGCATCAACCGTCTGGTATCAAAGATTAAGTCTGTAATCAATTCCAACTCTGGAATCTCAGCTTCAAACAAATCATTGATTGTTGGATCTAAGACCTCTGGTAAAGCCGATAACATACGATATCTAACGTGCGACATTGATAGTTACCTCCGTTAATTTAGGAAGCATAGTATTTGATAATTCGATACTTTGTTCCCTGTCGTTCAACAAAATACGGTCCACATCTCGAACCCCATTAATTCTGTCAATGATTGTGGCAACTTTATAATTTCGAACCTCTTTCTCTTCAAATGCTTCTTCACGTAAGTATTTAATGAGTTGAGCTTTTGCCTCGTTCTTGATTGTTTCAATATCTACATCTTCATCAATCTTGATAGTTGCAGTAATACGAACATTGTAGCCACTTACAGACTGAACAGTCACATAAGCACCAATCGGAGCTACACCTAATCCGTGGCCACTTGGTTCAGGATCTAAGTAATTCTTGAACTTATTTACAAGTTCCGAACTAGCTTCATTACCATCAGCGTCTGTGATAGATACACGAACCGTATTAGGTCCTTTCCAAAGCGGTTCAATAAGTGCTGAACCAACACCAACGAACTCGCTGGCCCACTTCTTGTATTGGGCGATGTTCCCGTTTAAGGTCGGTGTTTTCAAGTATTCAATGGTACGCTTACGGAGTTGCTTATCCGTCTCTTCGTCTTCTCCTACGACGATAACAGAGCCGATTTCTGCTCCTTTAAAATCGCTCAATACATCAATGTTGATGAGTTGACCTCTTACATAATTAGGAGCACTACCGACTTGTTCAGCTACTACACTATACTCAAATCCAGAGCGACGTTCCAAGACACGGAAATTATACTCACTATTAACCACACTGAAACGGGTTCCGAGTGGAATTTCCTGTTTGAATTGAACCAATCGAACCGATGCCGTGGCTGGCAAGCGTTCAACTCCGAACTGCCTACACAAACGAGTCAAAAAAATACCTGTACTCGTGTCTAAAAAGTTGACTTCCTCATACGATTTTAAGACTGTATACTGAATGGCAACTTCTCGAGCTGCAGGCGCAACTAGATTGTACAAAACAGACCCTTGTCTTTTGTCATACTTATCATCAAACAAGGCCAGCATATCCTCTAAAATTTCTGGATATGTTTTTACCTTTATCATCGTTTCACCTCCAAATCCATTTCAAATGTTCCAAAATCACTATCAACCATAAACTGCACATAAAACTCATCTTTCTTTACCTTAGTAGAAAAAGAATGAACCTCATGAATCCTGTCATCTTCATACAAGGCTTCTTTTATGCGCCGTGCGATATCCATCTGGGCATAATCCATATCCCCACCAAATAAAACGTCTAATTCGACACCGTACCGATGGTCATAAATCGTATAGATGAACCGTTCAGTCGTCAGCATGCGTCTAATAGATTGCTTCAAGGCATGAATACCATCTGTTTCCAGCAAGATATTGGTTTCATCTAGTGTTAAGCTAGGCTGTTTCTTAGCTTCGACAACATTTTTAGCGATGTTTAAAAAGTTTGTTTTAGGAGTACTCATTCATCAGAACCTCCTTTTGCTTTGCGCTTGTAGTGGAATATCTTCTTGTACAAGACATAATAAAACCCTCCACCATCTTGTCTGATGAGATGAAGGGTTTGACCTACGTACTCAGGATCCAATGCCTCATCGGTCCATGTGACAGCAAGCATAGAATCATCTAAAATCAACTCATTGGTCAATTGGATTTTTAGTGGAGAAACCGATAAAACAACACCAGTCGTTATCTTTGCGAACTGGCGATTTTCAATGAAATTACTAATCAATTTCTTTAGATTTTCTATTACTTCCATCTACTCACTTCCTGCCATGAATAATTTAATTTCCATCGTGTGCTTTTCTGCACTGAAGGAATGAGTCGCCTCTTCAATGACATACCATCCCTTCTTCTCAATATCCTTAACATCCACATAGACTGCATGGCCTGCTAAAAAGTCAATACTTCCAATATCAGCTTTTAAACTAAAAGTTTCTTTGGGACGGTTTTTCATCTTCAAGAGCATTTCGCCCCATTGTTTGATTTGCCCCTCAGTTGCTTTCTCATCCACTTTTTTCATGTACTGGAGTTTTCCCCAAGCGCCGATGTTGTAGCTGTCCTGATAGATGTAGACCTCTCTCTTTTTGGTTTCTTTGTTCTCTTGAATCAAGCGGACAATATTGGCACTATCTTCAATCGAACCTTCGAACTCAAAGCTAGACATAAAGGATTCATTACCGATAATGTACTGGATTGGTAGGTTTTTTGGAGTTGTTAGCGTCAACTCTCCGAACTTGTCATACAAAACCAGCAATTCTCCACTTTGCACCAAGGCCTCGTCCATGGCTTCTTGGATAATATCCAGAGCTTTCTTATCTTCCTTCAACTGAGGAGATAAGGTCACGGCTGGGGCTTTTAGTTCCCCAATCTTCAAATCAAAATCTCCTGCGATTGCCGAGACGATTTGATTGACGTTTTTGTTCTTGGCAACAAAGTTGATATTGCGTAGTAAGTACTTTATCTGGTCATGAAAAGTCAAGGTTGTTTTTGTATCTTTTTCGTACTTGATTTTCGTCAAATAACCAAAGAACACCTCTTTATCATCTAGCTTGAAAGCGAGCGGAGAACCGTATTCAAAGGCTACTTTTGTAGAGTTGTACAAGCTAATCTCCACGCTCCAAGCTGACCCTTTTCTAGTTGTCTTGAATTCGACTTTTTCAGACACAGTTGCTAAATCCCATGTATCTCCAGTTTTATTGTTCTGATAGAATAATTGCATCATGGTATCACGAACTCCTGTCCAGGGTAAATCCAATGAGGGTCTTTGATTTTGTCTTTGTTGGCTTCGTAAATTTCAGTATATCGGCTGCCATCTCCATAAAAAGTTTGAGCAATCCCCCAAAGAGTATCGCCACTCACAACCGTATGGCTTTTTTGAGCAGGTTTCTCAGTCGTAGGGCTACGTTCTTCAGTAGCTTTCGCCTGAGGTTTCTTTTTAGTAGCCTCAAGCGCTTGCTTATCTTTGATAGTGACCTTTCGTGGTTTGTGAGACCGATATTGTAAGAACTTAATCTTATAAATCAGGTCATTTTCATATCCCGTCTTGGTAGAGACATCGAATTGTTCCACTAGAAATTTCCCGTTAATAGCAGAACCAAAAGCACCCCCAATCATGAGTTGAATAGGAGTGCCTTCCGTCTTAAATTTACGAATAGATGATACAAAGGATTCTGGAGAGACACGGCTATTTCGTTGGTAGTTCCCATCGTATCTTCCACTAGGAATAAAGGATTCAAACTCAATCGATTGAAGCTCTGGATTTCCGACAAGCGGAACGTTACCAGTATCGATGATAGCAACCGTCTCAATTCCTTGTTTGTCCTCCAGTTTGATTTCTTCTGGATTCACTGGCAATTTAATACCTTCAATAAATATAAACATCTGCTACCTCCTTCCTAGTAAGCCATGAGTCCGTCAGCGCCATTATTCAAAGCGTCTACAATCGTTGCATTCAAATCATCCAATACGTTAGCATACTGGCCAGCGTTGTTAATGGAGTCAATGTTGGTGACAATCTCTGGTTTCAAGGTAATGAAATTCTGTTGCCACTTCATGGTCGCGACATCCTTAATTAACTTGATGTATTCATCGTCCAGTTTGATTTCATCTTCAATCTTGCCGACTTTGTCTAATTTACCACCAGTAGGGTTGTGGCCACCGCCTCCGCCTTGTCCTCCGTCTCCTTGTCCAGGTACTGAACTTGCTGGGCTGAGTTCATAAGGTGTTTTTCCTTGGTCGCCCAAGAAATTGTTTCCAGCGCCATTGCTATCGCCAGCTCCTTTGAAGAAACCACCGACTGCCTTATCGATACCTTTACCGATTTCATACCCTTTATTAAAGGCTCCCATTCGGTCCCCAAGTTCAAGATACCCCAGCTGTGGAGTGTCAAGGTGCGGAGTTTCTAAACCAGCCTTGTGTTGTTTCAGACCATCTGCCAAGTGCAGACCTTCAAAGGTTTTTTTGACTGGTTTCTGCATACTATCAATTGCACCAGCGATATTTCCAGCGAAGTTACTTCTGGTTAGTGAGACTGAACCAACTGCTTTGACGTTCAACCCAAGACCATTTAAGAACCCTATCATCTTGTTAAATCCGCCAAGAACAGAGTTAATCATACCCTCAACTGCACCAATAACACTATTGACCATATTATCTACGAAACCTGCAATAGCGACAGCCATATCACGGCCGCCTTGAGCGATATCATACCAAGCGCTTTGAACTTGGAAAGACATCTCGTTCCATAAGTTAACAGCACCAGTAACAAACCAGTCGATAAAGTCTAAAATACCTATCAAAATAGTTAAGATAGCCTGATAGAGAAACATCCAGAATGCTATTGCGGTATTCACATACCAAAAAACACCCTGCAACATCATATTAATCACCCAGATAGCTGCATTGGCAATACTAAGAAGTATATTCCAAATGGTCATTCCTAGGTAAAATATAGCCCCTATGATGATTCCTGTAGCTGATACAGCTGCACCAGTAAGATTGTTAAACCATGCGACCAAGGCATAGAAGAGGCCGATAAGAATGATGACTGCCATCACAATCAACATGATTGGGTTCATTGCCATTACTGCATTAAAACCAGCCATAGCTGTTTTAGCCACGTTGGTAGCGATACTAAATAATTTAGTGGCGATTTCTGCTGCATTCATGGCAACCACATAAGTAGCAATAGCAATTGCTACGGCAATAATAATCGGTTGAATGACAGACCAGTTATCGATGACAAATTGAGCAATCGGTGCTAACATACTCAAAACAGCCCCAATCATATCCATGGCAAAGATGACCGCTTGAACGACATATTGAAGCACCGTGGCTACAATCTGGGCAAATTGTTGGAAAGCTGACGAGTTCACTATCTGATTTATCTTAATCGATATTGGCTCAAGCGCCTTGGTCACAAAGTTCAGGAAGTTCTGCCATGCCCTGCCCCATGTCATTGGCATGTTGCGGAATTGTTGATCAATCGCTTCGCTTGCTTCCAGCATGGCAGTTTTGACAATGTCGGCCGTAATCTTCCCGTCTGCTCCGAGTTTTTTAACCTCGCCACGACTAACGCCTAGCTTATTGGCAATAGCTTGGATTAAGGCTGGTGAAGTTTCAGCAAGAGAACGTAGTTCATCACCCTGCAACTTACCACTGGCCATAGCCTGAGTAAGCTGAAGCATGGCGTTTTTTTGATCTTCAATGCTTGCCCCACCGACTACAAAGGATTTGTTCATGGTTTCCAAAAAGGCAATTGTTTCACCGTTGTTTTGAAAAACATCGCCAGCCTGCATCCGCATCTTAGCGACACCGTTTGCCGTGGTTGTATAGGCCGATCCTGTACGCTGTGCGGATGTATAGATAGACTTTTGAAGTTCCTCTGTCGTCTGCGTACCGTCACGAATCATATCTAAACGAGCGTGCATATTGGCATACTCGTCTGACATATTTATAGCTTGTTTGGCAGTTTTAACGGCTGCAATACTAGCTAAAGCAGTTTTCAATAGACCTTTCAAAGATCCTAACTTACTTAATTTGTTAGAAGCATGGTTCGAAGCATTCCCTAAATCTATTAGAGCCCGTTCTTCTTTTTTGAGCCCTGCAGCTGCTAAAGTTGCACTATTTACAAATCTACCGTTAATATCAATGAGTCGCCCAGCTTTATTGACAAAATATTGACCAGAATCGCCAGCTTTTTTCATAGCGGACTCTTGAGCCTTCATGGCTTTATCTATGCCAGAACCTGCGTTTTTGACACGTTCCATGGTCGCATAGATTTTATTTAAAGTGCCTGTGACTCTATCGGTCAAAGACATGGTTGTTTGTATATTTGCCAATAGAATCACCTCACTTCTTCATTGCTTTTTTACGTTGTAGCCCCTCTTCATGCATGACTGCAGCGAAAAAGGCTTTTTCTTCTACATCCATATTCACAAATTCACTAGGGCGAATGTAATAGTTTACGAGGGCGAAGTAGGCAAGTTTTGCCTCCGCGTCCTCTTTTATTAGTTTTTTGCCTCGTCGACCTTATCTTGGAATGTTTGGTTGATACCGCTGAGTTCGGTCACAGCTTCCAAAATCAAGGCGCTTTCGCCCCAATTAAACATAGTACCGAATAACTCAGAAGCTCCCATTGTTCCATAAGAATCTTGCAATTCTTTATCGTTAAGGTCAGGAACCACGATAGACGCAATACAGATTTCACGGTTATATTTAACACCGTCAAAAACACGCTCTTGACGTCCGTTACGACCGGGCTTATTCACAAAGCAACGGTCGTTGATTGAGTCCGCTTCACGAGCGCTCAACACTCGAATTTTAACTGGTTCCTCAAAAGAAGGAAGCAAGACATCCTTAGTCTCTTCCCCTTTTTTATTTTGTTTTAAAAACGCTTGTAATCCACTCACCACTATTCCCTCCTTGTGTTAGTATTTAATTTCTTGGAATTCTGATAGGATATCAAAATCTTGGAATGTGAAGTCTGTTTCTTCGTCAATGACCTCATCTGCTGATCCATCTAGTTTAAAGATAAGTGATTCTTTGAACAGAACACCTTTCAAAACGATAGTATAGCGACCTGCGCGAGATGAACGGTCTTCATTGGTACACTTGATATCGATACGAGGCAAAATACCTTGTTTGACATAGTTTAAAGCCATCGCCTTTAATTCTGGACGGTGATAGTACATCTTCAACGAACCTGTACCTTCTGCACCGACAATCTTACCACCCTTCATACGAGAGTTCAGAGGGGTCACGTCAGCTTTTGTGTATTCAATTTTTGCTTCTAGAGAGATAAGCTCTGCTAGTTCGTACTGCTTGTCATTGATTGTAAAGAAGACCGTTCCTTCTTTAGCAGACAAAGCATCTAATTGACTCATAATAGCCATTAGCTAGTTTCTCCTTTCTTAATCACAGATAACCGTCATGTACAAGATTTCCATAGCATCTGTCAAGACAACTGGCAAGTTAACCACGACAGATTCTTTAGTGATACCTTGTGAAATTTCAATATCTTTCGCTTTATACTCCAAGGCTTGCTTCTGAGCAAGTGGGTCAAGAACCATTGTGATGATCCGTTGTTTAAACAACTCACGGCCATTCACGTTGTTTGGCACTTTACCGATGAAGTAGTTCTCAAAGACATACTTGACATTAGTATTGATATTATCCATGGTACGGACAAGTTTGTTCTTACCAAAAATACGGCTGTGTTCTGCCGTATAGCTAGTAAATGAGTTCACATCTGACAGGATAATCACTTTTTCATTTCGATAAGCAAAGATAAGCTGACCTTTATTGATGAGCTTTTCAGCCTCAGCTTCATTCTTACGCTCACAGTCGATAGCGCCTGGATAAGACTTGAATGTATTAGATTGCAAGCCAGCCCCTGCATACTTACCAGCTACGAAGTATACACAGTCCTTAGCGCTTAGTTTCGTACCATCACTTAATGTAACTCCGTTACCCACTGATACAACACCTTCATCGTCAGCATCCGTGTAATCATTCAAGACTGCAATAACTGAACGACCAGCGTCACGCCATTTCTTGATATGAGCCGTAACAAGTGCTTTCGTTGCACTTTCATCTGTACCCAAAGCCAAGACACGGAAGTCTTGAGTATCGAGTGCATTTAGGAAATCTTCAACCTCTGAATTGGTTGTAGCTCCATCGGTACCACCTTCAAGCAAGATTGTTTTATCTTCTGTTGTTAAAGTACCAGTCACATTCACATAGTCATTCTTAAATGGCAAGGCTGTGATGATTTGTTTATCAACTTCTTTTCCAAAGAAAACAGTTGTCACTTCAAAACCAGTCTCGACTTGTTTCTTGAAGATAACATGGATATTATTACCAGCTAATCCTTTGTATTTAGCTGTAACAACCATATCATTTTCAGTTTTCGTTGCCTGTACCCCAGTGCTGTTCACACCATTGTAGACAAGAACCTTACCGGTTCCTTTCAAGGCTTCACGAATTGGAAGAAGTTCATCAATCGGTTTACCAAACAGGCGGCGGAAGTTGCTTGTACCATCAACAAGTGTGAAAGCACCAGGCTCTCCCCAAGACCCAGCAATCATAACTGCTGCAATCGTATTGTCTTCCAAAGGAGTAATCACATCATCTCTTGATTCGAAATTGATGTAGGCCTTTGGAACTCGTTTATTCTGTACTGTCCATTGTGCCATTAGTTAGCCACACCCTTTCTCCAGTCTTCTAAAATGCGTCTTACTTCTGCTAGTGAGTATGACTGATCATCTTCCAGCAAAATGTTTAACAAAGTTGCATCATCTTCAAAATACTTGAGTAATGCCTCTTTACCAAATTTATCTTCAGTGGTTGGGACCACTGGTTCGGTTACATAACCTACTTCTTCATTCATTTCCATGAGAAGTTTCACCTATCCTTTCTAATATTTGCATTGTCGGTTCTTCTTCAACCCATCGTACGTATCGAGTGATTGTAAATGTGCATATCAAGTCATTGGCATTGTATTCCACCTTCAAGTCATTGATAGGGTACTTATCCCCTAAATAACGAAAAGAAGGCGAATTAAACACCGTTTCAATCTCCTCAAACTTCTGGTACAAGTCGGTTGTTTTTTCGGTGTAGTAATGCAGCAAGACAATAAAAACCTGCTTATCGTTTTGGTTTGCCAACCGCTTCCGAGTCACAGGTTTCACATCTACAATAAAACAAGGTGTTTTCAATCCTTGCTGGATTTGTTCATCATACACCTTGCACCCAAACACATCTTTGAGTTGCTTGATGACGAGTGGTCTAATACTATAATCCACCTAGTTCCTCCTTTAGCCTCTCTTCGATTTGTTGTGTGATTTGTGGGATTTTCTGTTTAATCTGTTCTTCTGTCAGTCGCATCATGAAGCGCCCTTCGACCCAAGGGTTGACCAAGCGCTTGCCAATGGCAGGGACATAACGCCCTACTTGTTGGCGGTGTCCGCTTTCAACGAAAGAAGCATACTCCATAGGGTTGAATGCGATAACCTCGTACACGTTTCCGTTTTTGGTCACTTCTATCTTCCACGATTGATTGAGCTTACCTGTTAGACCCTTTGGTGTTCGTTCCTTAACCTCTTTCAAAAAGGCTAGGCCGATATCTTTAGCAGCCTGCATGAACTCAGAGTCAATGATTGCTTGAGCTTGTTCAAGTCGTTTTAAAAACTCTTGAACATCACTATCATCATAGCCACTCATGCCGTCTCACCACAATTTCTTGATGTGTGACATAAACCATTGGATCTTCGCTGGTCAGGTATTTGATACCGTCCACGACCAATTTACTACCAGCTTTTATAGCAAATTTAGGCGAACAGAAAATCTTGTGTTCTGTCTTGAGTTGGTGCGCTTCGTTCTGCTCTGTATTCACTAAGTTACGAACAGAGACACGACAGGGAACCTTCTTGTAGATTTCTTTGAACTCTACAAAGTCAGCTCCGTTTGGTTTCGCACCCTCGACTGCAGCAAACACATCCATCTTTTTATCATAGGTCCATTCAATGCTTGGTCTTGCCTGAGATAAGACATCATTGATATTCATCCTACCACCTCAACTTTCTGAACCTCTGTAGCTGACTCGTAAAGTCTAACAAGACACTTTCAGCACGTCTGGCAAGGTCTGACTTAGCCAATTCGACACGAGTATCTCCAACGGAAATATTCTTACCTTGGACAGCTTGGTCAGGATTACAAACAACATAAACCATCTGAATAGCCACAAATCGCAACTCTAAAGGAAAATCCTCACGATTGCAGTAGTTAAGAATGTTCTGCATGACTTCATCGACCACTAAATCTCCTGGATAGCCTGTATAACGTTGTTCGTACAAGTCAATCAAGGTCTGTCTAGCATCTTCGTTATGCTTTTGGATTTCTTCCGATGTTCTCTTCTCCATCAGCAGAACCTCTCTTTCTACTTATCGTCTTTAGCCAATTTCTTAGCTAATTTGTCAAGCTCTGCTAGAGCCTTATCACGTTCAGCAAGAGCTTGGTCACGTTCAGCAACTACTGCTTTGTACTCTTGAATAGTGTAAGTACGTCCGCCTGTAGCTGCTTCTACCACTACATACTCACCGTCCTTAATTTCTACAACATCGTAACCATCTTCCAGGAAAGTTACTTTTTCCAACTCGTCAATGTTGAGGACACGGTTGTCCTTTTTTACTGTTAACATTTTCTATCCTCCTTCTTTAAGGTGCGACAACAAATGCTAGGCCTTCATGCTTAGTCTGGAATAGCAATACATCATCGTAAGATTGTTCGTAGTACAAGTAGTTACCGCTTGAAGAAGCGCTTGGTGCGTCAAGTCCTACAAATTCATATTTTTGTGGCGCTGCCATACATGGAATATGAATCAAGAAGAAATGAATTTGTTTAGCAGTTGGGTCAACCTTAGCTCCATTTGTGAAATTGTACAAGGTCTTCATACGGTCAGATGGAATAGATGGTTCAATCGTCACATCGTCCAAACGACCAATAGAACGGTCAATCACTGTACCTTGGCCATGGATATTAACTGTACGACCGAATTGCTTAATGTTCTTGATCATACGTTTAACTGCTGGCGTACAGAAAACAACACGACCTTCTGCTGGTACCCCAGCTTCGTCCATTTGTTCCATCAGCTCATCAAAGGTTGCGAGGAAGTTTTCCTCACTCAAATTCAATGACTTGATTTGTTTACTTTCTGTATCAAGTTCTTTCTTACGAGAGAACAATTTAGATACCATGAATTTATCCATTTCTGGAACTTTTTCAGTATCGTTGAATGTTTTAGTGATGTTAGCAATGGAAGTAACATAGTTAGTTTCATCAACATCTGATGGGTCTACTAGTGTTGACCAGTAACGCTCGTTAGTCAATGTGTATGTTTCCCATTGGTTTTCATAGTTAGCGTCAATGTTCGTAATCGTACGACGTGTACGGTCTTTACGCCCTTCCTTAATCAAAAGACGTGGTACTTTTACTTCTTTAGCGCCTGTGAACTTCAAAAGTGTGTTGGATGGAGAGTTCCATAGTTTTTGAGTGAATAACAATCCGTTTTCACTGTAGCGGGTTTGCAAACCTTGTTGGTAAGCCTGTGCATAGTTCAATGTTGCTGGCATATCTGTTCCTCTTTTCTATTTTTTGATTATAGATCTGACGTAAACGCATTAATCATCTGCGTTGTCAGGTCGTTAGCAACTGTTTCTTCTTGTGCCGCCCCTTGTGGCTTAGCACCAGCGATGTGTGGTTCTACAGCCTTTTCTGGAGCAAATAAAAAGCTTTTAGATTCCTTCAAAGCTGTCAACTGTTCATCTAATCCAGTCACCGCTCCGTTGTCACCTAATCCCAATTTAGACTTATCTAGTAGCCCAGACACTATTCCAGCGTCATGAACCTTACCGCTCAAGTGCATTTCAATAGCATGATCTAGTTGCATTGTCTTGAGTTGTTGTTCATGTTCCTTCTGTTGTGTCTTGTACTTACTGTCCAAGTCTGAGTATTTTTGTTGTAAGTCAGCATTGCCCTCAGCGTCTTGTTTGAGCTGTTTCATGTCCTTATCACGCTCTCTCAACTGGTCTTGCAAGCCTTTGGCATTATCTTCTGCAGCAGACACCTTCGCTTGTAGGTCCTGTGTTGATTTCCCATGTTCAGACATAACTGCTTCAACTTGTTCTTCAGTCAATCCTAACTGTTCCAAAAATTTACGATTCATTTCTTTTCCTCCTGTACGTTTGTTTAACGTGGCAACGACCACGACATTTTGGTAAAGTAAAAAAGCCTTTTAACGCCATGCCCAGGGCGAAAGACACTAGTCAATTTGAACTAGTTTAGCGATTCGGTTATGTAAGTCTCTGATTTTTCGCTGTTCTTCTATGTGTAGCACTAGCTTTGTTGTAATGACGGTTACAGCAATTGTTAGTGCTATTTTTGTATACTTCCTCAAGGCAATACCTCCAACATATAAATTTAACCGTACGGGATTACATACGGTTAGGGTATAAGAAAACCGCCTCGATTTCGATGCGGTTAGGTTATTTATTTTTCAATTGTTTCAGTTTCTTTCTGTATTCAATTCCGACTTTTAGAGTTGAAATGACTGTTGAAATCACTTCAAATAATTTAATTATTACGAACAAAATTAACGCAACAAATATAATCCAACCTAATAAAATTGATACTAAATCCCAGATGAACATATCTTACTCCTCTACTTTTTCGTATGTTTCTTTAAAGATTTCAGGTTTACATGGATAAAATTCACCTTGTACACCCTTGATGATATAATCTCCTGTTTTTGCGATCATAACCCCCTCAAGTGTTTTGATCTCACACCATGCGGGATTCTTAGCCCACTTGCCATTATCATGAACAATAATCTTATTCCTGGTCACTGCGTCCCAGAACCAATCCTCTTCAATCAAGCAACGTTCGTTGAGTTGGACGGCCTCAATGACCACTGGTTTTTTACGGTATTTCATTTCTCGCTCCTTTCTAAGCATAAGAAAAGCACTTAGATCTCTCTAGGTGCTTTTGATTGTTAATAAGCAAATTCAAGTTTTGGTTTTATATCTTGATAAAGTTTTAAGATTTCAGGAGGAGTGTCCTCACGGAAAATAAATTGTTTCTTTCCTGAAATAGTTTTATCGCCAACAATCCAGTGGCGGATTTGTTTTGTAAAAATCAAAACTTCTTTGCTAGGCATAGCCATTACTTCCATGATAATACCTCCTTGACTTTATTTAACAGATTTGGGTCTGTAACCTTATCTCCCAATACCCCGACTTCAGCAACCAACTCATTGATGTTATCGTTGTAAAACGCAATAGCTGCATTATCGCTAATACTATAAAGATAATTATAGTCATGTTTCAATTGTTCCTTGACATATGACACTAATGGGGAGTTCAATTCAGACATTGCTTGTTCGACACTATTATACCGCTTTTTGTTGGCTTTGTAAAATGCTTTAGCAGAGTCCCAATGTTTTTTATGCGTTAATTCATGAACCATGGTATCTGTAATATTTTGAGCAGCAAAATAATTATCAGATAGAACTTTAGCAAATTCTATTTCCGAATGAAGTGCATCACTCACAAATAAAATATCTTGTTTATAGTCATATCCTGCTAAACCAGGTAATTCTGATTTTTTTAAGAAAACAACTGTCGGTTTTGAGTAGTCAGGTAATTCACGGAAAACTTCTTGAACATTTGCTACAGCATCTCTAATTTTCTTAGTACGATCCTGAACCCAAAAATCAAACTCGGTTCCGCTAAGTTTTTTGGCATTCAGTCGGATATCATCTCCAACAACGAAAGACCGGTGTTTTGCCATTAAATCAATTGAACTCATACCCTGATTATACACCTTTTCTCCGTCTTTCGCAAACAGTTTTTCTTTAACCGCTTCCCCTTCACGCTCCCATCCTGCAAAGATTTCGTCCAAAGAACGTTGCTCAGTGGCTAGCTTTACTGAGCCGTCGTTTTGCAAGATATTGAAGTAAGGACTAGGTTTATCAGACTTAACTGCAGGCCTGATAGTAGAACGGCAACGGACATGGAATGGAGGTGCGGTTCGACCTGGTTCATATTCCTTAACAGAATGAACCTCGTGATTTTCTAACCTGCAAATCTCACTTGTACGAC